TCGCGCTCCAGCAGATCGCGGACACGTCGCAGATGGGGTCGTTTCATTTCAACGACCACTACGACGACATGATCCGCTTTGTGGGCGTGATCGTGGAGGACCTGATCGACAAAGTCCTCGACACCGCCCGCGACGTCGGCGTACGGATGCCCAATGACACGGCCAGCCGCCAGCGCGTCAACGACCCGAGCGATCCCGACTCCGTCTCGACCAAGGGCGATCACTCCGTCACCGTCTCGACCGGCCCGGCCTACGAGAGCGAACGCGAAGCCGAATCCGCCTTCGCCGATGTCCTGATGCAGTCGCCCTTCGCGCCGCTGATCGCGGATCTCGCCGTGAAGCTCAAAGGCGGCGGCCCGACGCTCGACGAAATCGCGGAGCGGTTGACGCCGCAACAGTTCAAGAAACCGAAAGAGGGCGAGGGCCCCGATCCGCAGCAACTCGCGCAGCAGGCGCAGCAGCAAGGCGAACAGCTCCAGCAGGCGCAGCAGGTGATCCAGCAGCTCCAAAGCCAGGTCCAGACCGACCAGGCCAAGCAGCAGGCCGCCCAAGCGATCGCGCAGCTCGAGCAACAGACGAAAGTCCAGCTCGCCGCCGCCGCGCAACAGGCCGCCGCCCAGATCGCCGCGCAGCAGGCGGACCTCGAGCGGGAAAAACTCGCGCACGACGGCCAGATCAAGCTGCAGATCGCCGCGATGGATCAGGAAACCAAACTGCGCCTCGAGGAAATGAAGCTGCGCGGCATGCAGATGCAGGCGGAGATCGACGCCGCGGAGAACGAACTGGCCCGCCAGGCCGGCCACGCGCAGGCGGTGCAGCTCGCGCAGATCGGCGCCGACGCGAAAGCCGCCCCGCGCACGACGCGCAAAGTCACGATGCAGCGCGGGCCCGGTGGCGCGGTCGTCGGCGCGCATATCGAAGACGTGACCGACGGCCCAGAGGCCGCGGCCGATCAGACGGATCCCGGAGCGGAGGCGTAGCGGATGGCGATCACGGCGGCCTGGTGCAATTCCTTCAAGCAAGAGCTGCTCGCGATGACGCCGCACACCGCGGCGGACGTCTACAAGATCGCGATCTATACGAGTGCGGCGACGCTCTCGAAAAGCACGACCGCCTACAGCGCGACCAATGAAGTCGCGGCGAGCGGCAGCTACGGCGCCGGCGGCATCACGCTCACCGGCTTCACGGTGACCCTGGACACCGATACCGCGATCCTCGATTGGACGACGGATCCGGTCGCGACCGCGGCGACGATCACCGGGCGCGGGGCGCTCATCTACAACAGCTCGCGCAGTAACAAGGCGGTCGCCGTGCTGGACTTCGGCGCCGACATCACGTCGACGGCGGGGACCTTTACCATCGCCTTGCCGGCCCCGACGGCCGCCGCGGGCGTCGTGAGGTTTGCCTGATGGGCCGGCAACTGTTCCAAGACGGCCCGTTCATCGATCCGCCGGTCGCGCCCGGCACCTTGCCGGCGCAGATCACGCCCGGCGCGATTCTGCCGCTCTGGGTCGGCCTGCACTTCACCCCGATCTACGCCAACGATCCGAAGGCCGGGAAGATTTATGGCGTCCGCGCGGCCGGTGTCTGCACGATGTCGGTCAACACCTGCACGCTCGTGGTCACGCCGAAGTTCAACGTGGGCGGCACCTCGTTGGGCGCGAGCGCGGCGCAAGTGCTGCCGGTGATGACGGCGCAGCCCTGGACGCTCGAAGCGGAGCTGACCTTTCCCAAAGTCGGCGCGCCCGGCAATAACTCCTGGGCCTACTGCAGCGGCGTGCTCCTGATGCAGGGCACCATCGCGACCCCCGGCGCCGGCACCGTGATCACGTTCGGCGGGCTGACCACGGTCACCACGATCGACGTCTCCGTCAACTCCTGCCTGGAAATCAACGTCACCGCGGGCGGCACCGTCGGCGCGCCCACGATGATCACGCATCTGGCCTACATCTTCAGCCGGAACTAGATGCCGGCCCTGAACGTCGTCCCCGGCGTCCCGAACACCGCCCCGAGCAAGGTCGACAACTTTGCGTCGACGCGGCAGCAGACCGAGATCCCCGGGCTCGCGAGTCCGGCCGGCGTCAGCGTCACGGCGAGTGTCGGCACCGCGATCGCGACCGGCGACGCGCTGGCGAGTCCGGCCGGCGTCGCCACGCTGAGCGCGATCGGCACGAGTGTCGCGACCGGCGCGGCGGTGGCGAGTCCGACGGGCGTCACTACCACGAGCGCGATCGGCACGCCCGTCACGACGGGCACCGCGGTCGCGAGTCCGAGCGGCGTCAGCGTCACCAGTGCGATCGGCACGGCGACGGCGACCGGCCCGGCGCTCGCGAGTCCGGCGGGCGTCAGTACGACGAGCGCGATCGGCACGGCGACGGCCACGGGCACCGCGCTCGCGAGTCCGGCCGGGCTGAGCGCGACGAGTGCGATCGGCACGGCGCTCGCGACCGGCGACGCGCTGGCGAGTCCCGCCGGCGTCGCGAGTCTGACGGCCGTCGGCGATCCGATCGCGTCGGGCACGGACGGCAGCGCGAGTCTCGATGCGACCGCGGTCCCGCTCGGCGTCGCAGCGATCGCGTCGATCGGCGACGGCCTCGCAACGGGCACGGCAGATCAGACGGCCGCGGCCGGCTACTGGTGGGGCACGGGCCGGCGGCGCCGGGTCGACGCGACGGCGCGGCCGATCGGCGTGGCGGCGCAGCCCGCCGTCGGGCTCGGGCACGGCCACGGCGGCGCGATCGCGCGCCCGGTTGGCGTCCGGCTCGTCAGCGCGGTCGGATCGCCGATCGCGGCCGGCGTGCAGAACCTCGAGGATGCCGATCTGTTGTGGCTGCTGCTGGAGGCCGCGTGATGCCGGCGCTGCTCTCGATCGGCGACGTGTTGACCTTGCGCGGCGTGACGGTGGGCGGGCTGATCTTCCCGGGCAAGCCGCTGAAGCGCTGGCGCGTGACGGGCTTCGAGGATGCGCACGAGATTCTCTTGCAGCCGCTCAACGACGACGGATCGATTGACGAATTTACCGACGCGTGCCACGAGTGTCGCTTCACCGTCGCCGTGGAGACGCCGCACACGATGAACTAGCCGACGCTTGACCGACCGCGCCTAGGGTAGCTCCCGAACAGTCGTCGCCCACGACTGGCGCGTGTAGACAAGGGCTGATCAGCGAAGGGCCGCTGACGCACGCCGGGGTCACCTCCCCCGGGCGGACGTCGCGGCCCTTTTCGCTGTTCGGTTCTTTTTGTTTGGAGTGTTATGGACGACCAGCCCGCCGCCCCGATCGTCGCCGAGTCCGCGCCCGAGTCCTCGAGCGCGCCCGTCACCCCGTCCGATCGCCTGGCGCGCATGTCGCCCGTCGAAACGGCCGCGTGGCGGAAGGATGGCACCGTGCCCGGCCTGGAGGCGCCCGTCGCCTCGAGCCAGGGCGACGGCGATCCCGGCGACGAGACGGACCTGGGCGAGACGGGGGAGGCCGCGGCGCCCGCGCCGGTGTCGGTCGATCCCGCGGCGTCGGCCGCCGGCAAAGCCCTCAATCGTCAGAAGCAAACCGCGCAACAGAAGATCAACGAACTCTCGCGCAAGGTCTATCTCCTCGAAGGAGAACTCGCTGGCGTCCGCTCGACGCCCTCGTCTCGGTCCGCGGCCGCCGGGGAAGTGCCGCCCCTCGCTCCGCCCGCCTCGGCGGCCTCGGCCGATCCGGACGAACCCAAAGAAGAGGACTTTGAGACCTACGGCGCCTTTGTGCGCGCCACGGCCACGTATGCCACGCGTCTCGCGCAGCAGGCCGATCGGGCCGAACGCGCGCAGCAGCAGGGCCAGGCGCAGCGCTCCGAGGTCGCGAAAGCCTACGACGCCCGCGTCGAAGCCTTTGCCGCCGCGCATCCCGACTATCTCGACGTCATCACGCAGCAAACCGCGGTGATGCCGACGCCGCTCCTCGCGGAGGCGGTCCTCCACTCCGAGCTCGCGCCCGAGCTGGCCTACCACCTCAACACGCATCTCGACGAATACCGCGCGCTGATCGCGCTGCCGCCGGCCCTGCTGCTCAAGGCCCTCGGCAAGCTCGAATCGCGCCTCGAGGCGGCCGCGCCCGCTTCCGCTGCGGCCACCACGGCCGCCCTCACCCCGAACCACGTCACCCGCGCGCCCGCACCCCCCGTCACCCTCGGATCGCGACCGGCCGAGCCGGCCGACGACGTCGAGCGAGCCGGGGCGCGGCGCGATGTCGGCGCCTACATCCGGACGATGAACGCCCGCGAAGCAGCCGCCCGACGGTAACCACATCATGCCCAGCAATAGCTTTGAATTCTCCGACTGGTTCGCGATGGAGTCGCTCCGGCAACTCCTGAACCCCCTGGAGATCGCGCCGTTTTTCAACACCGACTACAACTCCGAATTCAAGAAAGCCTTCCCGATCGGCGCGACCGTCCACGTCCCGTTCCCGAAGCAGTTCGTCCCCGACAACGACAACACGCTGGGCTACACGCCGCAGCCGATCGTCGATCGGCACGCGGACATCACGATCGACAAGGTCGCCAAGGCCCACTTCGAGTGGGATTCGATCGAGAAGGCCCTGAAGATGGACCGCGGCCGCGAGAAGATCGCCAAGGACATCGTCAAGCCGGCGATGACCACCATCCGCAACAAGATCGAATCCGACTGCGCGCTCTGGGCCTACCAGAACACGCCGAATGTGGTCGGCATCCTCGGCACCAACCCGACGACCTTCGATGCGGTCTACGGCGCGGCGGGACAGCGGCTCGCGGAAATCGCGGCGCCGGCGGGCGAGCACGGCGTGTTTCTGGCGCCGGCGGTGACGCGCGCCCTGCGCGCGACGGTCGTCAGCCAGTTCAACCCGGCGAGCGACATCAGCCGCATGTGGAAGAAGGGCCTGATCGGGGAAGCCAACGGCTTCGACACCTATCAGAGCAATTCGCTCTACCGCCACACCTCGGCGATCTGGGCGGGCGTCGTCGAAGTGACGGCGGCGGTGACGCAGACCGGGTCGACGCCCGTGTCCACGCTGACCCTGACCTGCACCAACGGCGACACCTTCAAGATCGGCGACAAGTTCAACATCGTCGGCGTGAACGAAGTCAATCCGCTCACCTATCGCTCGACCGGCACGCTCAAGCAGTTCAGCTGCTTGACCACGTCGACCATCAGCGGCACGTCGGCCACGATCACGATCACGCCGCCGATGTACGGGCCAGGCTCCCCCTATCAGAACGTCGATGCGCTGCCGGCGGCCGGCGCGGATCTGACGATGTGGCCCGGGACGGCCGCGCCCACGAGCGCGCACACCGGCAGCATGGGCCTGGCGCTGGGCACCAACGCCTTCGCGCTCTGCTCGGTGCCCCTCGATAACCCCGCCCAGGGCGGGAGCGTCGAGATCAGCAGCCAGGCGCGCGACCCCGAGACGGGGATCAGCGTCGCGGTGCTGCGGATGTTCGACGGGTTCCAGCGCAAATGGATCAACCGGATCGAGTGCATCTACGGCTTCGGCAACCTCTACAACGACCACGACGCCGTGGTCATCGCGTCCGCGTAACCCGGACCCAGGAAAGGATTCAGGACGATGCCTCTTACGTCATTTTCTCCCTCGGTCCAGTACGGCCGATTCTCCACGCTGAGCTATCCGACCGCGGTCCCCGTCACGAAGACGTTGACCACGGGCGGCGGCGTGATCACGATGACGACCGCCGAGCTCCTCGGCGGCCTCCTGCGCGTCGATTGCGATGACGCGCAGACCCTGACCACGCCCACGGCGGCCGCGATCGTCGCGGCGATCCAGGGCTGCCAGGTCGGGACGTCGTTTGAATGCGACGTCATCAACTACGGCGACACCACGTTGACCATCGGCCTCGGGACCGGCGTCACGAAGCTGACGATTCACACCGTCGCGGCGGTCCTCACGCTGGTGACCCTCACAGCGAAGCGGCTGCGCTTCGTCGTCACCAACACCACCGGCGGATCCGAAGCGGTCGAAGTCTACGCCTTCGGCTCGACGGCCGCGGCGGTCGCGTAACTCGTTCACCCAGCGGCAGCCGGCGCGATCGTCGGCTGCCGTGTTTTTGACGAAGGACCCTCGCTATGGTGGAACAAACCTATCCGCGCGCGCTCTATCGCGGCGCGCCCGATGAGACCGCCGAGACGTGCGTCGTGCCCGACGTGGCGGCCGAGACCGTCGCGCTGGCCGATGGCTGGCGGACGCACCGCGCGATCCCGGCCGGCGTCGTCGCCGACGTGATCCACGCCGTCACGGGCGCCGTCACCGGCCACACGAAGAAAGCCGGCAAGTCGTGAGGCGCGTCGCCCTCGGGCTCCTCGCGCTCGCCGCGCTCGTCACGGTCCCGCTGCAGGCGCAGCCGCGCTTTGAACCGATCCGGTGTGTCGTCACCGTCTCGACGGCGACGACGGTGCAGGCCGTCGGCGGGGACTGTGCGGCGCAAGTCGGCCGCGCCTTGTTTATTACCGACATCCTCAGCGTCACGAATGCGGGCGGCATCGCGGCCGACTCGTACAACACGCTGAAGTACGGCACGGGCACCGTGTGCGGGACCGGGACCACGGTGATCTGGTTCGCGCTGACGCCGGCCGCCACGCAAACCACAGTCATCGACAACAGCACGTATCCGATCCGGCTGCCGCAAAACGTCGACCTGTGCTGGATCAACACCAGCGCCGGCTCGAAGGCCTGGGTCATTAAGGGGTATCTGTCCTCATGAGCGCCCTCAGCGACGTCCAAGGCAAGATTGCGGCGGTGCAGGCCGGGGTCGCGGCGCGGCCGGCGTCGGCGGTCGGGAGCCTCGTCCTCGACGGGCTGACGGCCCAGGTCGCCGCCCTGCTGCTCGTCACGACGCAGCGGAT